TGATTCAGATCGGTCAACTGCTCGACAAACTTCTTCTGTCCGTTGTAGTCATCTTCGGCCATCCCGCATTTAGCCAGTGAATCCACCACGAAGTGACTGATGGCATAGCGCCGTGCGGCATAATCAAAGACGGTCAATAGACGATCCGTTTGGGCTGACCCTCGTACATCGAAGACCCAAAGACGTGAATCCAGCCAGTTGACGACCAGTTTAATGAGATTGGTGTCTGGCGTCGGCGTCTGTGTGATGGCCTGCACCATACCGCCAATGGTGGCCCTTGCAGGCATTTCCATACTGGCGATACACCAGCGCGATCCCTGCATCATCCCATCAATCGCCATCTGAGAGAGTAGCGTACTCTTGCCACTCCCAGAGTATCCTGCTACGATAGTGAGTTCTCCTGGGCGCAACCTGAACTCATCCTTGCCCCACGGCGTTCGCACTCCCACTGATCCTAACGTTCCACCACCCGCAAACAGTTCGAGAACTTCATCCGTGAAGTGGCCAGCGCGTTTCAACTCGACGGGATCGTTACTCTTGGCCGAGCGGAGTGCGGCCTGAATGTCCTCGACCGGAACGCCACGCATCAGGCATTCATTGGCATCCTTAAATGGCAGAGTGACCCTTCGGCATCGTTCAGCGCCTAGACGCTTAGTAATTTCATCTGCTGCCCTGTCGCCAGCCTCATCCATATCCGTTGCGATGTAGATGGTGTCAAACTGAGCCAGTTCATCAAAATCCGATTCAATCCAATCCTGTTTTCTACCACCACCACCTCCCATCGGAACCGAGAGTGATGGAAAACCTAATTGATTCAATGACATACAATCAAGTTCTCCTTCGACCACCGTAACACTTCTTGATGCAGGAAAACACTCTTCGATAACGTTCCACCCGAACAACGACGGTTGCGCCCCACTCTCCTGCCTGAAACTCTTTGGCAACTTGCGATACTTCGCATTCAGAAACTTGCCGTGCTTGATGTATGGCATCACCAGTTCACCCTCACTATTGACCGCCAACCGATACTTGTTGATGGTCTCTTCGGTGAATCCACGACCCTTTAGCCATTGCATCATGGGATGATCGTTCGAGATGCTCTGACATCGAGGTTTGGCCGGCGTCCTATATTCTTTGTGTGGGGCTGATGCTTCACCATCGAGACGTATGCCAAGGAACGTCGCCGCCTCCTTCATCGCTGCGCCTACTGAGAGCCGTCGCACTTGAACCCAGAGGTCGAGGAGGTCACCGCTCTCATTCGTGGCAAAGTCAGCCCAGATGCCTTTCTTCTCTCCTCCCAACTCCACCTTGAGCGATGATCCAGATTCTCCTCTCACCGATCCAGCCTCCCATCGTCCATACCGCCTCGTTCCATTCGGTAACAACTCCTTACAAACACTTTCGATACGATCAGACAAACGACGTGACAACTGCGAGGCGGAAAGAGGGTGCATGATGAGTGACCAAATGGAAGAAGGATGTGATAACTATTTTGGCCCTAATGGAGATGGCTTGCAACCAAAACTAAAATCACTTTTGATCCCAGTACACGCAGTGTTCCTCGTTGTCACGCTTACGCTGGATTGCACCTCCGCTCGGTGTCGTCCGACTGATCCAGTGAAACGCCACAGGCAGTTCTGGCATCTTCCACTGGTAATTGCACCTTCCTTCGCCACTAGGGTGCAGCTTTCCTGCTGCGGTGCGATTCCACAGTGCGTACTTGCAATCTTTGCAGTTATTCATTCTTCTCGATCCTCATATTCATGTTCACTCATTAAAAGTTGCGAACATTCTACAACAATCCCGCACTCTTGTCAAGAAAATTATTGTCGCAATGGGGCGATAACCATAGGCGTTCCTTGCAACTATTCTCTTTCCCTTGTTTTGTCCGTCCATAGCCTCCGTTCGCTTTCCAGGCAAACACCTTCCATCCATGTTCTTCCAGTGCGTTATGTTCGCCATCATAACCTGCCAGCACGATTCGCAAACCGTCATCCTGACCATGTTCCAGGCACCAGGCCTGCACCTGTTGCGAACAATCGTCTTCCTGTGCATAGATGCGTTGTGTCCGCAGATGAAGCCCATACGGCGGATCGAAGAAGATTCCCGTAGGACTTTGCGCGCTGATAGTCGTCGGCCCACAGACTCTTGACCAATCACCGCAGCAGATTCTCGCCCCCGCAAACTGTTCGGCCAGCGCCTTAAACCAGGATGCTGGATCATCACTGACGATAAAGCCCTGACCGCGCTTACTGATATGCGGCAAGCGCCGTTTCACCCCACGACCATCCTCACTCTCCTTTTTTAGTCGTCCATCACGAACGACCCAAGGCCCTTTCCCATCGCACCATCCACCCCCGATCCAGCAGCACATTCCCCACACCCACCACGCCGCCGCCTGAACATCATAGTAGGCCAGATCGCCCTCGATTTTCTCCCGCAATGACTCTTTGCCTCCCACTAGCCACGCATGAGCCGCGTGCAGATTCGACTCAAAGACCGGCATCATGGCTTGTTTCACCAACCCATCTGCATCAGCCTGCACACAACGCCAGAAATTGACGACATGAGGTTCAAACTCATTCAGAGTCGCCACCTGATGCGGATGCGGGCGATTCAGGAACACCGCACCAGACCCCAGGAACGGTTCGATGTAGTGTTTGACATCGCCCAGAGCCGCCCACACCACATTAGCCACCTTACTCTTGCCGCCGTAGTAAATAAATGGAGACTTCAAGACTGCTGGCATATCCGCAACGACCCCTTATCCATGATCCAGTTCCAGATGCGCAGGATTCACACACAACCCATTCCCGCACCTCTGCCGCACCACCTTATCATCCAGAATCTTCCCATGCTTCAGAATCCACATATAGCGATGCGCCGTCATGTAGATTCTTCTCCCATCCACAAACACCCAACATACTCCCACTCTACCATCCAACCCTTTCATTCCCCTCCATCCCCAACACCCTTCACTTTTCTTAACATTTCTCCAGAAACTCTCTTCAGAATCCCGTGAATTCATGCAAAAACCCTTATTATTCATATTTTTAGCATAAATCCTCTCCCTAAATCCCGCATCTTCCAAGCGATACTGCTCAGATTCATCGTTTCGATCCAAAACCTCAATCATTCCCTCACCAATCATTCATTTTCTCCTAAAATCAGAATCATGACATCAAAAAACAACACTTTACCACACCCATCTTCACAATATTCTCACAACCCTCTTGACAAACCCAATTGACTGTTGCTATACTACCCGTACCCCGGAAGGGGGGTTTGTATTATATTGCAGGTGCGAGTTATAGAACTCTTCATAAAAAAAATAGTGCAGGGGGCTTGACAAAGGTAACGGAACATGCTACTTTTGAAACACCCCGGAAGGGGGAACTGCTTGAAATCCGGTTCGGTGATCGAAATCTCCATATTTAGCTCGTGCATCCTGAGATGCGATTCTATCAGACTTTCACCCTCTTCACCATCGCCCACAACTCCATCCTCGTTGCCTGCATCTATTGCTGATGCGTATTGTTAGAACCACCACTCTACGCATCCACCCAAAAAAGAAAATGTATTTGTCTTTTTGCATCTAATGCAGATGCTCACTTTAGACCCACTCTCACGGGGAGACGCCCCACTTAAGCATCCGTATTTGTCTTTTCTGCATCAGAGTTCTGATGCCACTTCCAGCATCAAAATATAAGGAAATAGAGATGGTTTTCGCTGTCGCTTCAACCATCTCTATTATATATAAGCATCACGTTGAAAATTTACATCGCATGATGCAACTTCTGCCAGCATCAAACTTCAATGATGCTGCTTCATCACCATCCATGCTTCGCATCAAACAGGGTGAAAAGACATCTTTTTTTTCTTTCAAGGCTGGAGCCGCAGGAACGTTCGATTGGAGTAGCCATCCGTGGCGTCACGCAAAATCAGTTGTTGAGAAGCCTTTTTTGCATCCCCACTTTTTTTGCTTCGCATCACGCCGAGTAAAACCCCATCTTTGAGTACCCCTAAACACATAGGGGCCGCAGGAACCTTCATCGTGGTCGCCATCCTTTGTGGTCACGCAAGAGCAGGAGTTGAGATGCCTTTTTTTGTTTCAAAACCTTTTTTTGTTTCAGATTCAGAACTTTAATGGCTCCAGCGTCCCATCAGGAATCCTAAACTTGCTCTCGATGCCTCGCGCCGCATCATATCCAAAAGGATTCCGAATGAGCCACGAAATATATTGCCTCGTACACCCCACTTGACGCGCTAACTCCGCCTGCGTCGTGTGATCATTGATCCACTTCTTCAATAACTCTGAACGCCGTTGCGCCATCAATAACATGACACCATCTCGCTTCTTACGCATCGCTTCCTCCACTCCCATTGACAATACTCCCCTTATCATAACCGATTTTAAGGATTGAGTCAAGGATAAATTTGCTTATCGGGATGTTTCGGGGTGGTAATAGGCCCTCCCCCCATCTCCGTGACATTCCTCCCCCCACCGTTACATCCTGTCACCCCCATGCTGCATGTCACCCCCAATCGTAATTTCATAACATGATTACATGATAAAATAGTTATACAAAAGTTG